ACTCATGTTTAGTTATTTCCATGGATTCATCAAGGTCGAATAATCTATCTATCAGCCATGAGGACTGTTCGAAGAACTCCGTCCTCATGGTATAGATAGGTTCACCTTGCGTTCTATCCCAATTCGAGAGTGTAGGTTTTTCCTCTCGAACGATTACCTCACTGGAAATCCAGTCATGAGCCGAAGGCTCATCTTGGATTTTTGCCATTGCATGTTCGTATATCTCATCATCAACCAACTGGTTGGCGATGACTGCATCTCGAGCCTCTTTGGCTTCGAGGCAGTCTGAGCATAGTTCGTTCAGTTGTTGACAATGGAAACATTCGTTCATTAGGGTAAGTTGGTTTTGAACTATGATTTCATTATTCATTTCTATCTCCTTTTCTGTAGATACCAACTTGGTAAATACGCCAGAAGAAGTATCATATGGGGCTACGAACGCATGTAGTAGCGCAGCGGAGACATGCGGTCTGAGTAGCCGAGCACACCCTGAGCGTTAGCGAAGGGGCGCGGATGGCGCGAAGCGACAGCCGAGAACGCGCTTGCGCGGGCAGAGAAATCGTGAGCGCAAAGGCCTGCTGTATAAGCAGGACTGCGAACGATTTGCGACATATGATACGATGAAGGCGCAGTAGGAGCACGAGCCTGAGCACGGCTTGCGTGGCGCAGACACGCATGACGGGGTGGCGAGAGCAGGGCACCAGAGTATGGCGAGATATCGTGACGAGTGCCGTAGTGCCGAGGAACGAAGAACGACATACGAGATGCGTGGAACGCATCGGGTGCTTGCGGTGCGACGCTTAAAGTCCCCAATGCGATAGCATTGTTAGGACGGATGTGGTAGCAGGTACCACCTGTCAGCCACTGAGGTTTTTAGTTTTAACTGAGGCGCCCGAATGTATTTAAAGGCGCCGAAGAGAGCAATCTGCCAGGAGTCCATCTGTTCAGGACGACGTAGCAGTATCTTAATCAGTTAGTGGGTCATTTATGACCCCAGACTGATTAATATCGTCTGTTATACAGTGTAGTATCAGCACAAAAGATTTTCCCGTACAAAGTATATCCCCCATACCAGTATCCTTTTGTCCTATTTTATACTGATTTTTGGGCTAATAAAAAAATACTTTAAATAAAAGTGTTCGTTTTGGGCTGTTGAACGGATTAAACAGTATAGAGACTGTTTCTGTTTTTAACAGTAGCAAGTCCTTGGGGGACTTGCGTTACAGACTGTACTTAAGAACTGTTACAACTAATGAAAACGGGACAGGACTATGAGTTTTGAAAAGGGGGGTACTAACCCCAAAACTATTGCTATGGCAGGAGCAAAGGCTAAAGTTCTAGCCTTGGTGGCCGAAGGCCACTCTGTTCATAAAGCCATGGAGATGTGTGGCAAAAAACCTGACACTGTAAGAATATGGATGCTCAGGGATAAAAAGTTTGCAGCAGACCTAACGGAGGCTAAAGCCACCGCAAAGGATGCTTCCCTTGCCTCGTTGGGTATCCCAAAAGAGGAAATAGATTTCCCAAGATTTTCTGAGATATTCTTAAATCAAAGATTATTTCCACACCACAAAGATTGGATTGACTTACTAGAGGATAGAGAGCCTTCATGGCTACACCCTAGTATGGTTTACGAAAAGGGTGACCCAGCCCGTCTATTGGTTAACGTGCCACCTGAGCACGCCAAGAGTACGGTAGTCACCGTAAACTACTCCACATACCGTATCGCTCTCAATCCTAATGTCCGCATTATTGTGGTTTCTAAAACGCTGGTCAAAGCACGTGAGTTCGTGTACGCTATCAAGCAGAGACTCTCCCATCCACGCTGGTTAAAGTTGCAAACAACTTTTGGCCCTGAAGGTGGTTGGAAAGAAGATTCAGACACTTGGCGAGTTGACACCGTTTACCTTGGGAGCGATGCCCGAAATTCTAGTGAGAAGGACCCCACCATCCAAGCACTTGGTATGGGTGGACAAATTTATGGAGCACGTGCTGACCTCATCATTCTTGATGACTGTATAACTACAGCCAACGCCCATGAGTGGGAAAAGCAAATCAACTGGTTACAAAAAGAAGTTATTACCCGTCTGGGTAAGAACGGTAAGTTACTAATCGTAGGGACACGAATTGCAGCACAAGACTTCTATAAAGAACTCAGAGAAGCCAAGCATTGGTCTGGGGGTAAAAGCCCTTTTACTTATATGGGTATGCCTGCTGTTCTGGAGTATTCGGAAGACCCTAAAGACTGGAAGACACTCTGGCCTAAATCGGACCTTCCGTGGGATGGGGATTCTGAAGTTCCTGACGAAGAAGGACTCTTCCCGAAATGGGATGGCTTAGCATTAAAGAGAAGACGTAGTGAGGTAACACCATCAACATGGGCCTTGGTATATCAGCAGGAGGATGTCGAAGAAGATTCCATCTTCCCACCCGCTTTGGTGCAAGGTAGTACCAACGGTCAACGCAGAAAAGGTCCATTGCGCCAAGGCGGCGTGGGACATCCGACTGCGGTAGAGGGTTACACAATTATTGGATTTGACCCAGCGATGGGAGATAAGGCTCATGCAGCCTTCGTAGTAGTTACTTACAACAGAATAGATTCTAGGATATATGTTCTAGATTGTATTAACATGGGTGAACCTAATCCACAAAAGATTAGAAGTACGATAGAAGAACTTGTATTGAAATACAAGCCACAAGAATTTAGAGTAGAAATCAACGCCCACCAGAAGGCATACTCATTAGATGATGACTTGCGGCAATGGCTTGGTATGTATGGTGTAAGACTTGAATCTCATGTTACTAACAAAAATAAGTGGGACGCAGCATTTGGTGTAGCATCTATGTCTACCCTATTTGGAACCATGCGAGAAGAAAAGTTCCAAAAGAATAATATGATAGAACTTCCATCTACTACTGATTCAGAAGGACTTAAGTCCCTTACTCAGCAGTTGATAACTTGGAAACCTAACACTAGAGGTAAGACTGACTGTGTTATGGCTCTTTGGTTTGCTGTGCTTAGAGCACGGGAGTTTATGCAACAAACAAATCATTTGCAAAAGTTTTCATCTAACAGATGGACAACTAGAGCACAATCAGCACAAAGATACACAATCAACCTAGACGAAGCCTTTTCAGAACAATGGGCCGAAACATACGGATAAGGATATAACATGGCACTTCCATTAATCGCAGCAGGTATTGCTGCAAGAGTAGTAGGAAAGAAACTTGCATCAAGAGCCGCTGGTGGTATTACAGGTAAAGGTGCTAAGAGCGTTAACCCTGTTTACAAAAATCAAACAGACCAAATTCAAAAAAATTCTGATAAAGTACAAAAAAATTCATTTGATACTTATTCTAAAGCATTAGGTGGTGGGACATTAAGAGAAATACAAGGCCGCATGAACAAACGCATAAATAATGCTGGACTTGAAAAAGCACAAAGCAAGAAACCAGTACCTTTAGTAAAAGTAATAAAAAAACCAGAAGGCAAACTACCTAAACGAGGTAAATAATTGTTATCAATAAATCAAATATCTGCGAGAGTAGAGTCTTTACGTTCTCGTTCGAGTGAGCGAGATAGAAGGCAACTAGATGTACTTGCCGTACGTAAAGGACAGATATCACAGGTATACCCTGAGTTCTTTCCAGAGGGTGTAGACGCTAACGTAGTAGCAAACTTTATTGACATTGTTGCCCGTGACTTGTCTGAGGTAATGGCTCCACTACCAGCAGTTAATTGTTCTGCAGCCAATCAGGTATCAGATAGAGCAAGAGTCTTTGCTGATAAGCGAACACGTATTGCAACAAATTATTTTAGTAATTCAGATTTACAAGTACAGATGTATCAAGGTGCAGACCAATACATCACATTTGGTTTCGTCCCATTCATTGTTGAATTAGACGAAGAAGCAGGGCTACCACGTATCCGAATAGAAAGTCCGATTGGGGCTTACCCAGAGTTTGACCGCTACGGACGTTGTATTGCCTTCGCAAAGAAATACTCACTTACACTTGCGGAACTGGTTGCACAGTATCCTGAGTTTGAGATTCAACTACTAGGGCCTGACCGTT